GTCCATAATGCCATCTGACTTCGACGACGCAACTTTAACAGCCACAATACCTCCACCGCCCGAACACCCCGGCGACAGGCGCGTACGACGACTACGCAAACTCACGTCCGTGGGACTAGCTGGTAAGGCCGTCCCGATTTAGGTTCACAAGCGCACGAGACAACGTGCTGACGATTAACTCTTCCTGCTGTCGTGCGTGCCCTTCATCGTTATTCATGAACGCGAAGTGAACGTGCAACAGCTCATGCACCAACGTCAATTCATAGTCGGCGTCGTCTCCTTCCTTATGCGCCGAAATATCCTGTACCGAAAGGATGTCGATGTCTGCGTCCTTCGAGTCTGTGTAACGTCTACACAGCCCAAGCACGTCGTGGTCAGACATCTGGTATCGGCGCTTTACGTTGACGGTGATGTTCCAGTCCTGCAACCTCAGCAGCTTCTGCCACATCGGAAGCCAGGTGTATAACTGCGAGATAAGGTCTACGTCGTTGGCTGGCACGTCAGACATGGTTTATCCTCTGGGTCAACGAGTGGATCTACGAAGCCGTGATCGAGCGCCCAGCGATAGCCGAGCACCAGTCCACGGAGACGCCACAGCGCCACAGAGATGCCTGCGTTATGCCCATGCTTGCCGGACTTCTCAGCCGCGCATAGGGATTGCTCCATCGCCGCGAACTGGTCGGGTAGCATGTTACCTCTTGTTACTCATTTTCGGAGACTGCGTGTGCGAGGGAAGCTCCTTGGCCGGAGTCGCCTTCGCTGAGTACGATGCCTCCTTCGACTTCGATTGACTCGCCGTATTCACTTTGACCGATTGATCGTACGAGCCTTCCTGCCGAACGAACTCAGTTGCCATTAGCATTTCTCCTTAAACTTAAACCCGAACCCGGCTGGTTTCTTGGCCTTCATCTTCTTTGGCTTTGACGGTGACATCTTGGGGGGCATTGGGCTTTGGCTTGCCATCCTGTTCTACCTTCTTTTTCTCCAGATAGGTTTTAACCACACGTAGACCCGCGACAGCGGGACACGCCTGCGGAAAGAATGGGCAGAGCGCGCCACCGATTACTATTAGCGCGCCCACCCCTGTGATTACATCATCGTTCATTCCTGCTCTTTCTTCTCGCCCTGTCCTCCGCTTGTGCCCTCCATGCCTTCACCGCTCGACGGGGCACCGCCGAAGGAGTTTGCTCCCCCTCCGGCTGCACCGCCCTTCATCGCGTTCATGACGTTTCCGATTGCATGGTTGGCGGGAGCATCATGTCCCGCTTAAGTCCTTCGGCGAAGCGGGTCGGAAGATCGGCCATGTCAGCGAGCGCCGCGAACGTGCCGGGGCCGACGGGCCGTCCGGTACTGGTCAGCACTTGCGTCATCGACATCGCCTTCTCGAACTGCGCTTGACGTTCCGAATCGGTATTCGGCGTCACGTCGAGCTTCAGATCGAACTGGATGTTCGTCAGCGTCGCGAGCGTCTGATAGATCATCGCTTCCGGCATGGGTTGCCCGGTCAACGGGTCTGAGAAGATGGGCTGGTTGTTTGCGCCCAATGGCGCACCCATCTCGAACACCCCGATGATACGCTTTAACTTCTCAGGCGGACAGAACTGCTGGACACGAGAGAGCCACAGCTTCGCGAGGTCCAGATAGGCTTCCTCGTACCGCCGCAGTCTCGGCTTGAGTACCGTCGCACCCCCGGCCTGTCTTGCCCGAATGGCACGGCCGGATACGGTCGTTGAGTTATTCGCGCCCATCATGTCGGCATTGACGCCGGATGAGACGCGGATGTTTTGCTGCTGTAGGTTCAGGAGCATGAAGTGCCCCTGACTCATCTCCATCGGCTGAATGCGCTCCGGCTTGATGCTCTGGTATTCCACCACGACGCCAGGACGCGAGCCGACTTCAGACAATAACCTCGTGTTTGCTCCCCCGCTTTTGCGATTGAACCACCCCGAGCTGACTGAGCTGTTGAGATTCGCCAGCAGGTTACTGTACCGCTTATTGAACTCGTCTTGTGGATCGTGCAACGGCCGCACGATACCCATGATTGACTCAGGTGTATCAGAGAACTGCTGCCCGATGAGTACGGCGAACGGATACATCCGATCTCTGAACGGCGAGAATCCTTCCTTCAGGATCTCGTTCCACACCATCTTATAGAAATATGGCTTCTTCGTCTTGCGAGTAATCACCTCGAACTGTTGATAGACGCCCATGCCGACACGCTGCGAGAGCGCGTTGAGGTGCGCATTCGCCGACTCAGGGTCCGCAAACTCCATCGGCAATCCTGAGAACATGTCCGGCGCGGTAATCGCCGTACCCTTCAAGACTACGGCTGAAGTGCGGTCACTCTGAATAGGCTCGAACTGGGCTGCCGCATCGCGGCCAGCTTTCTCCGCCATCGCCGCCAGAAACGCCCGGGCCTTGTCCTTGTCGGGCATGTTGTAGAC